AATTGGCATTCCTTGGATGCTGGCTTTTGCATTACGCGCTGATGGTTGGTATCTGCGGCAAGACATAATTTGGCACAAACCGAACCCTATGCCTGAGAGCGTGCAGGATCGTTGCACAAAAGCGCATGAATACATTTTCCTGTTGAGCAAGTCGCAGAAGTATTACTACGACATTGATGCGATCAAGGAAGAAGCGCATACAACCGATGCAAGTGACCGTAACCGTGACGAATCAAGACTAAACAACACACCCGACAGAACAAGAATGGCAGCTTTGACTACAAACCATTACGAAACAAAAAACAAACGCAGCGTATGGATTGTTACTACCAAGCCTTACGAGGGTGCTCATTTTGCGGTATTTCCGCAAGACCTGATAGAACCTTGCATCCTTGCTGGTGCGCCTATTGGTGGTGTTGTTCTTGATCCGTTCATGGGTAGCGGAACGACTGCACAGGTAGCACAACACTTGGGGCGCAAGTATCTTGGATGCGAATTAAATCCAGCTTATGCCGAACTACAAAAAAAACGACTCCAACAACCATCCTTTGAGTTTGCTTAAGGAAAATTATGACTGACAAAGAGATCATGCTGCAATACTTGTTACTGAAAGTTCGGCAAGAAGATTGGCATGGTGTAGCAGATGCAGCGATGGACATTCGTGAAATGGAGGCAAAAAAATGTTCGACGAGTTCTATTCCAAGTACCCCAAAAAAGTAGCTCGCAAAGATGCAGTCAAAGCATGGTCACGCCTTACTGCCGAGCAGCAACAAAAAGCATTGACGGCGATTGACAATCATGTACGGATGTGGGCGGCTGAAGGACGGGACAAGCAATACATCCCACACCCTGCAACCTGGCTTAATGGCGAGCGATTCGATGATGAAATCTCAATGCCTGAGAAAAAGGTAGTCGCATGGTGGACAAGCGATCAGCTAACCATGGAACACGGTCGCAAGATCGGAGTGCCAGCAAGACCGGGCGAGGACATGACGCAATATCGCCTCCGGTTACGGGCCGCGTAACTTGGCGCGAAAGAGTAGCAACAGCGGTGCGCGTGCAGAACATGACGCGAGAAGAACGGGCAGCAGCTATGCCCGAATCAGCGGCAATAGTGAGGGCGTTTGCGGCTGAGTTTTCGTTAGTAGAAGTTAGGGCAACAGAAAACAACCTTTTCTATGAATGGATAAAAAAATGATGCTAGATAAATGGTTTCCCAACTTGCAGTTTCCGCGTGTACGCAACACCGATCCCGATACCAGTCATGCAGCAGCGGATCAGGCAGCAGAACTAGCTGCAAATCATCACGGCATCATCCTGCAAGCATTAGAGCAGCCTGGCACGATCTACGACATAGCCGCCCGCACAGACTTAGACCACAACGCAGTAGCTCGAAGGATGAGCGAACTAGAGCGGCTGGACTTGGCTTACACCGAAGGTAAGAAGAAAGGCGCGAGCGGTCGTATGTGTCGCGTATGGGTGCGCAAATGAGCATCGAAGCAATGAAGCTGGCGCTGGAAAATGGAAGCCTTTGCATCGGAATCAAAGACGGGCTTAATGTTTATGTTTCCGCTGCCATGATTGGACAATTTGGTTTGCAAGAGTGCAAGGAACGTTTGGGTTTAATTAAACGTTTTCCTGTGAGAACAGATTTAAGCGGGAATATTGTCATGGTTGAAGGCGAAACACAAGAAGATGCAATTGAACGTTACTTGAACAGGATTGAAAAATGAACGAACGCGAAGCAATGAAGCGAGCTTTGCAGCTAGTAGAAGTGGCAGACGAACTTGCCCTTGATTGTGCGGTTTTTGGCAATGATGTATCAGAAGAAAGAGCCTTAATTGCGCGATGCAAAATTGCTTTTTTAGAAGCCATTGCAGCAGCTGAAAAGCAAGAGCCGGTGGCGTGGGCATACACCAATGCACAGGGACGGGACGTAATCATTCGCGGAAACGTTGCGCCGTATGAAGCGCCGTATGAAGATGCAACTCCCCTTTACGCCCACCCACAACCCAAGCGCGAATGGGTTGGGCTGACTGATGAGGAAGCGGCTGAATGCTGGAACTCTAGCGCGGTCACGACATGGAAAAACATTGAAGCCAAGCTGCGGGAGAAGAACGGATGCTAGTCAGATTGCTTCAACCCGATCCGATCCTGCTCGATGACCCTGTACGCCCCAAGATTAGCCCGCAGCGCAAACTTGGATGGGGGCGTTATGTGTATATGTGGATCGAAGGCAAAGAGATTGGTGCGATTGTTTGCACAGCGCATCGCTACAACATCCCCAAAACTGAGCGCGAACTGTTCCAAACTCACAAGCATGAAGATACTGGCTTGAAGGTAATACTGTATTCGATTTGGTCTTACAAGCCGGGATGCGGTAGCAAACTGGTTAATGCAATTATCGCAAAAGATGGTCAGTTTAGAATCATCACCATGTCGCCCAAGACTGAGATGGCTAGGCAATTTCACCTAAAGAACGGCGCGAAGGTACTGCAAACAAACAAAACGTCGGTGAACTATGAATACTGACCGCACTCTAGACCAAAACGCGGCGCAATGGCCCATCCTTGATGCCTGGGCTAAGCAAAAAATATGGGTGGTGAACGGCGCAAAAACGCGCATGAGCGCCGAGGAGTGGAAAGATGTGCTGACAGCCGCCTTCGAGGGTGAAACGTCGCCAAGGCTGGCTATGGGGCTAAATGGAGGGGTTGTTATGCTTGGCAGGCGAACAAGCAAATACACCAAGGCTCGATTCTCTGAATGGTTGGACTGGCTGATGGCAGCAACTCATCACGCGGGAGTTACCCTTGACGAAAGCTGAACAGCAATGGCACGCCAAGGTCAGAGACTTGGGGTGTATCGTTTGCAGGTTGTTCCACGGTGTGCGCTCGGATGGGGATATTCACCACGTTTTGTCGGGAAGCAAGCGGGCGGGTGAAATGTTTGTGATATGCCTGTGTCCGACGCATCACAGGAGCGGCAGAAATACGCCGGAATTTGTGAGCCGACACCCCTGGCGCAAGGAATTTGAGAAACGGTACGGGACAGAGCAAGAATTGTTACAACAGACGGAGCAGCTATGTGCCAATTTTCGAAGGTAAACGGGCGGGAAGCTTTAGAGGTGTTGCATGGCATTTGTTCGGCTGTTCTTGCGTTTGGTCAAGCGCAAAGCGATTACACCGAAACAGAACTTTCTGACGGTGTACGTTTGGAATTGCTGGTCAATGATATGCGGATCACGATTGAGACCGGGCCGGAAGTCATGGCAGAAATTGAAGCGGCAAAAGCAATCGAGAAGGCATCCCATTGAGACGCGCCGCTAAAGTCGATGCTAACCATCAGGAAATCGTCACAGAGTTCAAAATGCGGGGCTGTGCGGTGCTATCCCTTGCCGCGATGGGAAAGGGCGTGCCTGACCTTCTCGTCGCTTTTGGAGGGGTTACATGGCTAGTTGAGGTCAAAGGGCCGAAAGGTAAGGAGACTGAGGATCAACAAAAGTTTGCGCTGCAATGGACGGGGTGCAGGGCAATCGTTCGAGATGTGCAGGGCGTGAAAGATACGGTAGAAATCATGATTGCCCAAATGGTCAAATTACGGGCTTGACACCATGAAAAATCCCGAATACCATCAAGATATTGCTGAAAAAGGGTGAAAAATGTCGAAATACAACGAATCGGCGGCGGCGTTTGTTAGTGTTCTTTTTCACTCGGCAACCGTAACGCATTTCATGCACCTGCAAACCAAGAGTTTCGCCCAGCATATGGCGCTTGGTGAGTATTACGACGCAATCGTCGAGCTTGCCGACAAGTGGGCAGAGGCTTATCAGGGGTGCTACGACATCATCACAAACTACCCCAAAGAGTTCCACCTGGCTACCGAGCCGGTTAAGTATTTGACGCAGATTAAAGACTTCGTGGACGATATTCGCAAGGATTTGCCCGAAGAAAGCCAGCTTCAGAACATCGTGGATGAGATTGCGGATCAGATCGATTCAACCCTCTACAAGTTACGCTTCCTCAAGTGAGAATATAATGGACAGAGACGCGGCAAATCTTGCTGAAGCACTTAGAAGGCATGGCGAAATCCAAAAGTCTTTGAACCTTGACTATCAGCCAAGTTATGAAGGAGTCGCCGGTAGTCCGTTGCGGATGTTTGGAAGCGGCGGCTTTGAGAATGAAAAAGGCGCAAAAATCTTGTCGGGAGGTGGTCAAGCAATGTTGAACATTCCATTCTCTGAACGCGCTCAACTTCAGTTGTATGGTGGTGGTGGAGGTGCTGTCGGTTCTGTTGAAACCCCTGATTTCAAGCAAAAAATTAAGAATTTTAGTCGTGGTGAGTCCGGTATCAGATTTAATTATCAGTTTGACTAATCATGCCCAGTCACTCCCCTGCTCAAGCCCGCATGATGGCGGCGGCCGCTCACGACCCAAAATTCGCCAAGAAGGTCGGCGTACCGGTCAAAGTAGCGAAGGAATTCAACGCTGCTGACAAGGGCAAGAAGTTAGCCGAAGCCATGAAACGGATGCACCGTGGCTGACAATGCGCGTCTTGCTGCTTTGCTGAAAGCGTATCCGTCTGAACAGACGCTTGCGCCTTATGGCATGAGACACGGCAATGAGCAGGCAGTAAACAATCCTTTCACGGCTAAAGGCAAAGGGTATTTCGGTCAACTGCCCGCCCAAGATGGCATGGCAACAGAACTTTCGTCTATCTTTGAACACAATGGCCAGCAAGTTGAACACCCGCTAATTGTGCCTACCCTAACGAAACAAGAATTGCAGCACTTGACCGCAGGGAATGAGCCGACCCCTGAGATTTATTCCAAAGCAGAACAGTTCGCAATAGGTCGAATCAAGCAAGGCAAAAGCCCATTTGCAGGGCAGGATGAATTGCGTTATCCAGTACCTAAAGATTAACTAAGTATGTTGACAATTTTCGTTACAAATCAATGATATGGCGGCGAGGAAGCGAAAGATAACTTTATCTGACTCATGGCGGGAGAAGATTCAAGCCAGTCAGATTATGAATCGCCTCTTGAAGCACGTTGAGGGCGAGATTGAGCTGTCGAACAGCCAAGTGAAAGCAGCGGACATTCTGCTGAAAAAGGTCGTTCCTGATTTGGCGAGGACTGAAAACGTAGGTGATGAGGGCGGGCCACAGGAGATGATAATCCGATGGGCCGATCCCAAATAATCCTTCCCTATGCGCCGAGACGGGCTTTCCTCCCCTTCCATGCCCGCACGCAGCGATGGGGCTGTTTAGTCGCTCATCGACGCGCAGGCAAGACAGTAGCGGCTATCAATGACGTAATCAGGGCAGCGGCTACTTGTAGGTCAACTTTCCCGCTGTTCGGCTACATTGCTCCGTACCGAAGCCAGGCGAAGTCGGTGGTTTGGGACTATCTCAAGACCTTTGCTGCGCCGATCATCCTCGATAGCAACGAGGCTGAACTAACAGTTACGCTGATGAACTTGGCGAAGGTTAGGCTGTTTGGTGCTGACAATGCCGACGCGATGCGCGGTCTTGGCTTTGACGGTATCTACATGGACGAGTATGGCGACTTCAAACCGAGCGTTTGGGGCAACGTTATCCGTCCGGCATTGTCTGACAAGCAGGGGTGGGCGGTGTTTGGTGGTACGCCCAAGGGTAAAAACCAGTTCTGGTCGATTTATGAAAACGCCATTCGTTCCCCTCACGAATGGTTCCTGCTGCGTCTGCCCGCTTCTTCGTCGGGGCTGCTTCCTCCATCCGAGCTTGCAGCAGCCAGGGCGCAATTGTCCGAGGATCAGTACTTGCAGGAGTACGAATGCTCATTCGAAGCTGCAATCCTCGGAGCTTTTTACGGCACAGAATTTAGAGAACTCGAGCAACAAGGGCGTGTAACAAGCATTGATGTTGACCCGAGCGTGCCAGTGCATACCGCGTGGGACTTGGGCTATCGGGACGATACGGCGATTTGGTGGTATCAAGTCTTGCGGGGAGAAATCCATGTTATCGACCATTACTCGGTATCGGGCGCAAACATTGAAGAACTCGCGCAGGTTATTGAGAGCCGAGGTTATCGCTATGGTAAGCATTGGCTCCCGCACGACGCAAAAGCCAAAACCCTTGCCAGCGGCGGCAAGTCCATCATTGAGCAGCTTGGGGCGCACTTGGGCATTTCCTCGCTGGCTATCGTTCCTGATCTGTCGATCCAAGACGGCATTCAGGCAGTAAGGAAGATGCTCCCGATCACTTGGTTTGACAACAAATGTTACGAGGGCATCGAGGCATTGAAGCAGTATCAACGCGAGTATGACGAGGACAAGAAGGCATTCAGACAGA